CTGAAATTCATTTATATATATTTCAATCATATATATCTACATATTTGGATGGACCCGTCAGTATAATTTAGACACTTTGATTGATGATATGTTCCAATTGTAAAATCAAATTTGTATTCAAATGAATTGAAAATATATGGTCTTATATTATAACCCCATCCCTTAGTATGGATTTGCAAAAAGGAAACAAAATGTATGGTGTAGTAAATGGATTGTATTATGGACAACAAGAGCGCATTGATGAATTAAATGAACGCATCCAGTCTAGGAACCTTCCGGATTCCCCTTTAGCGCCCAATTTCGATTTCCGCTCTACTCCCACTCGATACACTGACCTTTCTACTCTTGATACCAAGAAAACTTATAATGAACCTATTCTCCCTTACCCTACTTACAACAGTGGCGCGAATTTCAATCCCGGTAACTCTTCTGGACCTGTTTCTGGATACATCTCGAATGTCGGTGTGGAGACTATGCTTCGCAACCAGCACTTCGCGCTTCAAAATGGAGGCGACCAAGGCGTATACGTACCTTCTTCTAACAGCACTTTATACAAAACGACCGTTGTTTCCAGACCGAGTGAACAACCCTATCCTATGCTCTTCAGACAAGAAACGTTTAGCCAAGCTTCTCATCCCAACGTTCAATCCAATAATATTGGCAACAACCAATTCTTTAATCATACTCGTACACAACTGAGAAACTCCGCATAAACGACATAAAACTTTATCCTATTTAAATATATACGGTATATTTAAATAAAGAAATGAAAAACGAAAATATGATTTATAAATTATTATGCAACGTCGCGTTTGCATACGTCGGGTACTCCGTTTACAAGTATGTCGATAAGAAGATGAAAAACGAAGAAGATGATGTAGAAGGGTTTACGCAATTAGAACCATTCGTATTGAAACGTGACGCAGGTTGTTATGACGACTTTTATGCTGGTGTATTTGATGAAATTCATAATTCCGCCAAATTTGCTAGTTGGGAACTTACACAAGTATTGAAGATGACCTTACCGGATATGAATCACAGTGTATTTTTGGATATTGCTAGTCGAACTGGCGACCGGGTGAAAGAATTGGAAGACGGTGGGTATCGCGCTTATGGATTGGAATCTTCCAAAGCATTAATTTCTCGTTGTGGAGAAAAATACCCCGAATTGGAGATACAAAACGGGAAATATACAGAATCTTTGTTGTTTGAAAAGCATACATTCACACATATCTTGTGTTGTGACTTCGCCATCTATGAAATCAAAGACAAAGCAACCTTTTTTGGTAACTGTTTCCATTGGCTTCAAAATAACGGATATTTAGTGCTACATTTGGCAGAACGTAGTTGTTTCAACGCTGTATCCCCTCGCAACGAAGATGATGTAAAATGGTTACCTTTGATTCCTCCAGACCGGAAACAAATTAGTAAAGTGAAAGCGGAATACGAAGACTTTGAGTTTGAGAGGAGTTTCCATTTTCCAGTGAACGTGGATGAAACGAATGTCGTATTGTTACGTGAAACATTTACCGACAAGGCTACAAAACACGTGCGTCAAAACGAATTTACTTATGAAATGCCCGAAATTAAGGAAGTCTTATCTATGGCGAAGAAGGCAGGGTTTATTTTCCACGCCAAAGCAAGTATGAAGAAATGCAATGGTGACCCTCATCAATATTTGTATATTTTAGAGAAACCTATGTAAGTTACCATTTTTCTCATCTAAAATACCAATATTAATGATATTATTATTTTATCTATGATATATATAACATAATGAATTTTGCTACTGCACAAGAAGGCGGTTTCATGGGAATGAGAATAGCGCCCTGTGGAAATAGAGAGGTTAACATTGTGAAATTAGTGGATGATATTTCGTATAAATACCAAGAATTAGATACCAACTTTGCTGAATTAAAACAAAGGCCTCCTCGCAACTTAATCGACGCATTTAATACAAGTATATTAGAAAATGCTTATAACCAGATATTAAGCGACCCAACCAAATTGGGTGACTATATTGAACCTTGTTTAAAAGATGATGTGCCATCTTTTGGAGATTTAGAAGTAAAAATTAGAGAAAGATTAGTAAAAAGTATCGAGTATATGGGAGGTAGAAAATACACCAAAAACCTTTGTAAAAAGAAGAGTACAACCACATGCAAAAACGTCAAGGGATGCAAGATTGCGTCTGGTTCCATGAGAACTTATTGTCGTAAAACCAAGAACAATACCCTATGCAAAAAGAAGAGTGTGAGTAAACCAAACACATGCAAAAAGAATCCTCGGTGTAAGGTAGCATCTGGTGCCAAGCGTACTTATTGCCGCAAAGCACATAACAAAACCCACAAGAAAAAATAATTTCAATGATTTAGTTCAAACCCACTTCAAAATATATTGATGCAATGTAGTATGCTTCAATATATTTGTTATACCCTTATCTGTACTTGTATATTGCTATGGATGATCACCAAAGTGAAATATCCTTTCTGGAATATACAACCGGTTCTCCATTCTTACGATTATTGGCGACTCTTATATCGAGAACCTTTTACGATTTATAAATATGTTCCGATTAAGACGAAATTCTGCGATTTTGACCAGATTTTCACGTTTTCTTATTACGATTGTTCAGACCAACAGAAAAGCTATTTGACCAACTTATTGCAATGCTATTATTTACCAGATGGAAATTGGATTCATAACATTCATCAAAAAGATATGGAGTCTTATTTTTCAGGTCATGGAGAACCTTCATTTCTTTCTTTCTTTTATGAAAAATTATTAAAAGAAGACAAAACCACGATGTATTTGCCTGAACCGACCGGATGTGTGACATCCATACCTATAAATATGTATTATTTACCCACTTTACGAGAACATCAATATACCAAATTATCTGTTTATTTTATGAATTATTTGACTATCTATAAAAATCGCGATGAAACTACCATGAACCGAAGTCTGTTTCAAACACACGAATATAATCAACGGGTTCTCAACCCAACCATACAACATACATTGTTTAAAAAAGAAGGTTCTCTGTATGATGGGATTCTTCCTTACGTTGAATGGGATAGTCACATGTACAAAATACGAGAACTTAAGTTCCCTTCGCTACCTCCACACTTACAAGTCTCGTTAATTGACCACAAAAACGACCATATGTTATTCGATTTGCTTACTATACAGACGCAAGGAGACTTTCAATACCAACCGTGTTTGTTCAATACGCTCATATTCCCGGATTATAGTAATATGATGCAGATGATTAAAAATAGAACATTCATTATTTATTGTTTGTACAAAGGCCAAGAGGTTCTCGGATTGTATTTTTTCAAAGACGTCTTGCAACAAGAAGAACAGTCAGAAGGTTTTGTAGTAAGACTCGTAGCGAGCATTTCAAATATAGAAGACACGAGAACATTTTATACAGGATTTTTATTCAGTTTACAACAATTACTAAAAACGAATAGAAAGTTTAAGTTTATTACACTAGATAATTGCAGTCATAATTGTCTATTATATGATACATGGTCACGTCAGGTAGGAAACCCGATTGAAAGTTCTCGTTCGGGATATTATTTATTCAACTTTATTCATCCAAGTTCTCCCTTGGATGAAAAAAAAACGTGTATTGTGCTGTAAATACATTAGCGAATGTACTTACCAGAACGGGCGAACGAATCTAATACATAGACAACGAAAACGCCTAAAAATGTATATAACAAAAACTCTTCGGTAATATTGTCAGTTTTTTCGTGTTGTTGCTGTTCTAACAAGTGAATCATATAATTTATCTTTTCCATCAATCGACTATCGTCTAATTGACTTCCGATTCCCATCTTCGAATAATAAGGGGTCGCATCCGCGCCTTGTTTGTTCTGCATACCTTCGTAAACCTTGTTATAGTTACTCAGGCGGTTTACTTTGCTATCGTCAGCTCCATAGCGAACCTTGTTCGCGGACTCATGTGTTTCGGAAGGTTTTAAATGAGAGAAACGAGGCATTTCCGGGATAAATTGGTCCAATCTACCATTTGTATCTTTTTCGCTGTCTTGTTTAGATTGAATAGCAGGAGGTTCTAAAGGAGTAAAATCTCCTAAATTATCGTTTTCGTTATCAGCTTCGGTCATTTGGTTCAATAAATCATTAATCTTATTGTTTCGTTTGTTATTTGTTTCTTCCACCTCTTCTATGGAAGGAGGAGCCTTCATATTTTTCATAGATTCAGTGTAGTTCGATTCATCGTCCCTCTTTTGGTTTCTTCTGATTGAAGGAACTCTTTTTTTATTTTCATTTGTGTTAGTATGAATCCATGGCGATGCTGTTGTAATTAAAGACATTGGAAAGTTTACGTTATCTTAAAAAATAAGTAGATATTTATTCAAGTCATTTATCTAATTTATTGTAAATATTATCGCGGTTCTATATATACTAAAATATGAGTTTTCTACATCAATTTATTCCTATAGGCTTATTGTTTTTCTTTCTATCAAACCGTGACGAGTTCGTTGGGTTTAGTCAAACCATCTGGGGTAAGGTATTCGCTGTGTTTATGATTTTGTTGTACACCAACATGGATAAAACGTTCGGTTTATTTGTATGTTCTCTGGTCATCTTGTATTACCAGTCCGATTGGATGGAGTCTTTTTTGAATATGAAAGACTTACAAGAATGGGAAAACGAATTGTTGAAAGAAGAAACAACTCCCGAACAAAACGTCGAATATGTGGATATTGACCATAACAACTCTGAGTCCATTCAAAACGAGTTTAGAAAAAACCACTGCGAGAACGGAATGCTAAAACACAAGAATATGAATGTGAACCCTGATATGACATCTCACGTGTTTTCTGAGGTGAACTTCAAAGACGGCAAATGTAACGTATGTTCTCCTAATTGTAATTTTTCTATTATAGAAACCAAATTCAAAGCAGAGTCAAACATCAAATCAAAATGCAGTAAAAATGTGTAAGTATACTATATAGAATGCCCAAGCAACAAGATAGTTTTTTGACAAAATTAGATAATCAAATCCAGTTACTGAATGGAAGCAAAGTATTCGCTGGCGTGATGATTATCTTATTGAATTTGAGCACTCGTTTCGTGAATTTTAAATTGAGCAAGACGACTGAAGCTTATTTGAAAAACACATTTAGCACACAAGTTTTAGTATTCGCGATTTCATGGATGGGGTCTCGTGATATTTATATTGCGTTTATCGTGACAGCGGTATTCATTTTGTTTACTGAATATTTATTTAACGAAGACAGTGAATTTTGTATCTTTTCCGAAGAATTTCAAAATTATCATAACTCGAAACAAGAACGCGAAAAAGAGAATGCGGAAGATGTAAGTGAGGAAGATATTATTAAAGCAAAACGCGTTCTCGAAAAAGCGAAGAAATCCGACAAATTATCTTTAGAGTTAGAAAGTTATAAAATATAATTCATATATATATATATATATATACAATGG